AATTAACTCATGAAAAAAATTGCACTAGCTCTAGCAGCAACTTCATTTGCTTCTGCTCCTGCAATGGCTGGCGTCTATCTTAACGCTGAGTCTAACGCATCCTACTCTGGTACAGATTATACTTCAACCACAACTGATCTACATATAGGCTACGAAGGTAACATAGGTAAACTTGGATACTATGTCCAAGGTGGTCCTGCATTTACTGCAGCTGATGGTGTAGACGGTACATCAAATCTATCTGGTAAACTCGGAGGTTCCGTAGCAGCATCAGAAAAGTTTGATATCTATGGAGAAGTATCATTCGCACAAGTAGATGATGCTGATAATACTTATGGCACAAAGATAGGTGCTAAATATAAATTCTAAATTCTAATTATGTCACATCAAAACTCTAGAGGAGGCTTAGCCTCAGTTTATCCCTATGGGATAGTGAATCATCACGATAAACCAGAAGAGCATCCTGATACGATGCCTAGCGATAAACAACCACCTGGAGTTGATGAAGATATTGATTACGATTCTCTTGAAGAAGCTCTCACAAGTTAGTGAGTTATGGTGGGGAGTCTTTGGACTCCTCTCCTTCTTCATTATGGTAGAGACAATGCATGTACATTACCATAACAAAGCAGCACCACACTGCTCAGGAGTAGAAGCACCTCAGAGAAGGACTTCTGCTTAATTGGCTTTGGCCCGATACGTCGGATACCCTTAGCCGTCTAGACGGTGGGAAAGACCACAAAAAATTGATCAAAAAAATTTACTTAAGTAAGAAATCTATATTTTTTTAATTTATTCCAGATAAATGCCACATCAGAATAGTGCAGAGCCTCTTGCTGATCTGACGCGGCCGGGTCAATCGAACTCGACCGGAGATGCTAGAGCTCTTTACCTCAAGCTGTTTAGTGGAGAAATGTTCAAAGGTTTCCAGAGAAATACAATCGCTAGAGACCTTGTTACCAAGAGAACCTTAAAGAACGGTAAGTCATTACAGTTTATTTACACAGGTCGTACAACTGCTGAGTACCATGTACCAGGCAGAAGCATCCTAGGTAACGATGACGGAGCACCTCCAGTAGCTGAGAAGACGATCACTTGTGACGATCTATTGATCTCAAGTGCATTCGTATATGAATTAGATGAAACACTTTCACATTATGATTTAAGGGGAGAGATCTCCAAGAAGATTGGTTATGCTCTCGCTGAGAAGTATGATCGTTTAATCTTCAGATCAATTGCTAAAGGTGCTCGTCTAGCTAGCCCAATCACTAAAGCTAATTTCGTAGAACCAGGTGGATCACAAGTCCAAGTTGGTACAGGGTCAGGTGCTACATCTGACGCATGGGATGCAGCTAAACTAATAAATGCATTCTATGATGCAGCGGCAGTTTTAGATGAGAAGGGTCTTTCTACTGATGGACGTTCAGCCGTACTTTCTCCAAGACAGTACTATGAACTAATCCAGAAAGTTGGAGATGGTGGACTAGTTAACCGTGACGTACAAGGTACTGCATTACAGTCCGGTCAAGGTGTTATTGAAATCGCTGGTATTAAGATCTACAAGTCAATGAACATTCCGTTCCTTGGTAAGTATGGTGTTAAGTATGGTGAAACCAATGGACCTGCTGATCCTGGTAATACTGGTAGTTTCGTACAACCAGCTACAGAAGATGCAAGATCTAACGTAACAGGTATCCATAATAACTATGGTAATAGTGACAAATGGGCTAAGTCTTGCGGGCTTATCTTCCAGAAGGAAGCCGCAGGCGTAGTAGAAGCTATTGGCCCTCAAGTCCAAGTTACAAGTAATGATGTTTCCGTGATTTATCAAGGTGATGTTATTCTTGGACGTTTGGCAATGGGTGCTGACTTCTTGAATCCAGCTGCTTGTGTTGAGCTTCATGCTACAAGCTCTGCTGATGCAGCATTTGGTGACAACTATCCAACAAACGCTTAATTCAATAATTTTATTCACATACAGGAGGGTTCTTATGCCCTCCTTTTTTTATTTACAAATATTTATACCTATGCCTTTTCCAACCACTAATGCTACTCAAGAATTACCAGCTGTAAATCAAATATTAATGTCATGTGGTCAGGCACCTGTAACCACTCTCGATACAACCAACCCTGAAGTTGCGATTGCATACGAAACTTTATTACAAGTGTCACGGGAAACACAGGCAGAAGGCTGGACATTTAATAGAGAATATCATTATAAATTTACACCAGATACTGATGATGAAGTAGCTATACCTAATAATATCCTACAAATAAAACTATCTGAAAGTGGTACGAATGGTCAGTATGATGGCATTAGAAGAAGCGGTAAGCTTTATGATAGAATGCATCACAGATATACTTGGCCTGATCATAGTACAATTGAGTGTGATGTTATATGGGAGTTTGATTGGGTAGATTTACCTGAACCTATACAGAACTTCATTACTGCTCAAGCTGCTTCTATAGTTTCTCAAAGAATAGTAGGTGATGGCAATCAGTATCAAGCATTACAACAACAAGCAGCATTAGCAAGATCTACTGCTTTAGAATATGAGACCAATCAAGGTCAATATACATTCTTCGGACACCCATACGATAAAACTAACTACTACAATAGTTATAAACCATATCAAGCATTAGCAAGATAACATGACAGCTGTAACTCAACGAATAGATAATTATCTAGGTGGGGTATCTAAACAATCAGACGATAAAAAACGTGTAGGTCAGGTAAAAGAATGTATCAACGGTTATCCTGACCCTACATTTGGATTAATAAAAAGACCTGGTTTAAAGTGGATATCTAACTTAGGTACTGGTACTACATATGATTCTTCTAAATGGTTCTATATTAATAGAGGTTCTGGAGAAAAATACATTGGATGTATAACTCCTGCTGGCGGAGGTACTGGTACAATAGCAATGTGGAATGCTACAACAGGTGCTGCTTGTAGTATTACATATGGTACTGGTGCTCAAGCTTATTTAACAGGAGCTAGAGATAATTACCATATATTAAATTTAGAAGATACTTCTATAATAACAAACAATTTAATAACAGCAGCAATGCAGTCTGCTCCATCATACACTGCAAAGAAACAAGCAACATTAGTTCTTAGCGGTACATCTTTAAGTACTGCTTATACAATAACTATAACTCCTGATGGTGGATCTACTTCAACAGTTACTGTTACTACAGATAGTGATGATACATACTCTGATACATTAACTAAAATTAAGACTGCTATAGATGCAGAAAGTATATCTAACTTAACTACTACTAAATACAAGACAACTCTACATTTATCTAAAACAGCTGCATTTAATATAACAGCTACAGGAGGTTCTGATGGTAGTAGCATAAGAGTATTCCAAGATGAAGTTACTACTAGAGCTGATTTGCCACAAGAATCTTTCCATAACCATACAGTTAAATTAATAAATAGTGCTAATTTAGATTTCGATGATTATTGGAATAAATTTGTAGCAGATGATGGTACTTCTGGTATAGGTTCATGGCAAGAAACAATTGATCCTTCTGTATCAGTTGGTATAGACTCAACAACAGTACCACATGAATTAGTTAAATCAGGTACTAATGCCTTTACATTTCAAAAGGTAACATGGGTTAATAGATTAGTTGGTGATGATACTACTGTACCTCAACCTAGTTTCATTGGTAATAAAATAGAAGAATCTTTTTATCACAATAGACGACTAGGTTTCTTATCAGTTAATACTGTATTTCTAGGTAAAACTGGTTCTAAGTTTAATCTTTGGTATGATTCTGCTCAACAAATATCAGATTCAGATCCTATAGATTTAGAAGCATCTACTATAAGACCAGTAACTTTAACTTCTGTTATACCTACTACACAAGGTCTTGTTCTATTCAGTAGAAATCAGCAATTCCTAATGGCTTCTGAGAACGGTGTTCTAACACCTACCACTACTAACATAAGTCCAATCTCTAATTATGAAGTTGATTCACTTGTAGATCCTGTAGATACTGGAACAAGTATTAATTTTATCAGTAAGACTCCTAGCTATACAAGAGTCCATGCTATGCAAACTAGAGGTCAAGATGAGAATCCAGATGTAATAGATATAAGTAGAATTGTAAATGAATGGATACCTGAAACTATAGATACATTTATATCTAGTCCACAGAATCAATTCATAGCATTATCAAGTCAATCTTCTAAGAAAGTTTATTTCTTCCGTATCTATACAGTAGGCGATAAGAATGCAATGGAAGCTTGGTTTAATTGGGATGTGTGCGGAACAGTACAATCAATAGTTGTCGATGAAGATGACATGCTATTTGTTACAAAACAAGGCAGTCAATTTACATTCAGTAAAGCTAGCTTAAGTCAAAGTCCTGAAGATGCTATTATTGTTAATAATGATGGGCAGAAAATTAATCCATGCATAGATTTATATGCTACTGCTAGTTCATCTCAATATAAAAGTATTGAAACAATAACAATATCTAATGGAGGTACTGGTTACTCAACACCACCTACAATTAGTATCGCAGGATCTTCAGGTATCAATACAGGAACACCAGGATCAGGGGCTACAGCCACTTGTACGGTCTCTGGAGGTGCTGTAAATAGTATTACCATTACAAATGGTGGTAGTGGATATACAAACGGTGCTACAATCTCTTTCTCTGGTGGAGGAGGTAGTAATGCTGCAGCTACAGCTTCTATATATGATGGTACAAAATGTTATATAAGATATAATAATGATACTGCATTAACACCTGTTCTTGTTGTTAAAGGTTCTGCTACAACAGGACAATTAACTGAATCAGGATTTACTATAACCCCTAGTACAGGTACTGATGGATTAGGTACATACTTTAAAGTACCAGTAAAAGATTTAGTTACTGATTCAGCTGATGATATTATCTTAGGATTTAAATATGATTATGATATTACCTTACCTAAGACTTATTATAGATTAGATGAAAGTATGACTAGAACAGATTTTACTGCTAATTTAACTATAGCTAGAATGAAATTTGCAGTAGGTCTTTCTGGAGTAATGGGCTTTAAACTTAAATCTACTGGTATAAGACAAGGTAAAAAAACTTATACAGGTTATGATACAACAGCTACTAATCCTGGAGATTTTAGTTGGATTGAAGAGGATTTAGCATATGTTGATAGAGATCAAATTAAATTAAAAATAAATAATTTTGAGAGTACAGCTTTTACATTTGTAGATGATACTACTATAAGGTTAAATTCTACACCAATTTACACAGCTACAGCTAATGGATCTACTTCAACTTTTACATGGACATTTGATAGAACCAATTCTGATCCGATAAGAGTATTAGAAGGTGGTGTATTAAAGACACATGGTACTGATTATGAATTTACAGGTACAAAGTCTATTGTCTTTATTGATGGTAATAATGCCCCACGTAATCCTGCTGGTAGTACAGAGATTAAAATCTATTGTGCTGATGAAATAATAATATATTTAGATGAATGGTATAACTTAAACCCAGTTCCTACATTCGATACTTATTTAGCTAATGATGTTGCATTAGCAGAACAATCAGTCTTTAATATACCTATACATCAAAAGACTGATAATTTCCAACTTAGAATATTCAATGACTCTCCTTTCCCTGTTTCATTAAATTCTATGATGTGGGAAGGTAATTATTCGCCTAGATTTTATAAGAGGACTTAACATATGATGATGAATGATTTCGGCACACCTATGAATGATGTCGAGATGAATATGGCTCCTCTTGGAGCTAGACGTATAGTAGATCGGATTAAAGCTGAATCTGGTATAGAGTCTCAAGTTATCGGTAGTATCATTAAAGCAGGTATAAGCCTAGTTGGTGGTATATGGGGTGCAAACGAACAGAAGGAAGCAGCTAAAGAACAAGCTAAAATATTAAACGAGAATGCTGACAGGCAGTTCGCATACGATACAGAAGTATGGGAAATGAAGAAACTGCAGCTAGAAAAAGATCATTTACAAGCTATATTAGAATTAGAAACTAAAGCAGGAAATGAGTTAAAACAAAAAGAATATCAAGATGCTATATTAGCAGAAAGATATAACTATGATTTACAAATACGTGAACGTGAACAAGAGTCTTTAAATGCTCAATTCGAAAGATCAGACGAAATCTTTAATCTACAAATAGGATATAACGAATTAGCTGAAAAAGCTGCTAGAGAAGATGAAAGGTATGCTTTAGAAGAAACATTAGCTAAATCTCGATTCGATGATGAAGAGATAAGATTACAAGCTTTAATGGATCAAGGTGCAATGCATGCAAAAGGACTTAGTGGGGTTAGTGCTGATAAAGCAAGTAATGCAGTTTGGGCTAAGGCCGGAAAACGCTTAGCTGCTTTAAATGCATCAACAGTAGCAGCTGGTCGTACATCTCGTTCTGTTTTAAATGAAATATCTAGAGATAGAGATACAGCTGATTTAGCTGCATTTGCGTCTAGAATGTTAGATCCAGGCGAACTGCCTATGCCTATAGCTCCTACACCTACTCCATTAACTGATTGGGTTATGCCTCCAGCATTAGAAGAGTTTGATTTTGGCCCTGCTCCAGTACATGGTGCACAATATAGTGTCAGTGCAGCAGCTCAAAGAGCATGGGGTTCTAGTATACCTAGTATAGCAGCATCAGCAGGTTCGTTTGTAAGTGGTTTAGGTCAACAATTTAAACTCTTCGATTAATTGGGAAAGAACTAAATGACAGAATTTTATAAACCATCGTCAAGGCGTGGTAAGTTCCAAAGGCAGAATATAGGTAGTGATGTTGATCAGATACGTCGTCAAAGTGAAACTATCACAAATGCTATAAAGGAACAAGCAATAAGAAAAGCTGAATACGGTAATAAGCATTTAGCTGCATTAAAAGGTATAGATAGAAATCAAGCTGAAAATCAGAATATACTGACTCGGATTAGAAATAAAAAATTCCGAACTGGCATAGAAGCTATTGAGAAACGTAAGCAAAACGAAAGTGATGCATTAAGAGCTCAAGCTGATGAATTAGATAAAGACCGTCTCCTTTGGAAAGATTTTACTCAGAGGGGCGCAAGTCAATTAGGTAAAGCTGCTGAAGATTTATATAGATTTGCTGATATTATTGATGCTAATAGAAGGTTGAAAGATTTTTATGAGAGTGATAAATCACAGAAATTCCTACTTAACAAACGTAATGCAGTTAATGGTGAATTATCAGAAATTGAAAAGCAAAGACAATTAGCATTTCAAAAAGGAGATTTTAAAGAAGGAAGAGCTTATACTGGTTTATTTGGTGAAAGTATAGATGCTTATGCTGATGGCATGGCAAATAAAATTATAAAGGAAATAAAACTTTATGAGAGTGGGTTTAAGAACTTCCTGAATAGAGTAGACGAAAACGGTACACCTATCTTAAAAGTAAATAAAGATACTGTACAAGGATTATGGGAAGACCATGCTATAGAAATAATGAGGCACTATGGCATAAACCCTAATACTGCAGGTGGTTATAAGATATTTCAAGCTTTTCAAAAAATAGGAGTAACTGAAGCTAAAGCAGAGTTTGACAGAGTACAGTTTGAAATAGATGACAGGAAACTTAATAAGGATTTAGATTTAATATTAGAATCACCATTAGAACAACTAACTAATTTAAATATTGAAAGTGCTGTAAACTCTATAATGTATGGTATATCAAGAGATGATAGAAATAATCAATACATTTATCCAGATGATAAAACTAATAGACATATAGACGGTTTCCAAGGACTTGTAAAACTATTAACTAATCGTGGTTATTTTGATAATGAAACTACTAGAGAAGAAAGGATTGATTTTTTCTTAAATTATAGATCATGGGATAAAGGTACTACGGAACCAGGTAAACTAAGTTTATCAGAAAGACATCCTCTATTCGAAGAGGAAATTAGAAAAACAATCGATAACCATATATCAAGTAAATTTCAATATAGAGACACAGAACAGAAAGTTAAAGATCAAGATAGGATTGTAAGCTTAGCTGAAGAACAAGAAAATGGAAAGTATGATGTAAATAGTTGGGAAGATTATACAACTGATAAGAATGGTGAACAAGTAGAAGTATTAGGCAGGAAATCCTTCTTTGCTGTAATATCTCAAGAGAATGAAAAAGTAAGATCATGGTTTAATGAAAATGTATTTTATTATGATCCTAGAAGTCAAACTGAATTTGCGACTCATAATGCTTTATTAAGATCTCATAAAGAAGGAGATTTTGCAGAGTTTACTAAACTTTACAGCTTAATACCTAAATCTAAGCGAGCTGCTTATCAACCACTTTTTAAAGATTTAGAATCTCTTTCATTAACTAATTGGGAAGATGGTCAAGCTTCTATAAAAAATTGGGCGAAGACTCTTATTTTAAATAATAATAAAGGACAAGCTTGGCCTGATGTAGGTGGGTTCAACTCTAGATTAACTCCAACTGCTGTAGATATACAAGGTATATTAAAGCAAGGCGTTATTTATCACTTTGGCTTACTTGATAGCATAGAGAACCCACAAACTAGATTAGAAGAAGCTAAGAAAATAGTTGAAGATGAATTTACAAGTGGTAGAGGTGTTTATCGAGTTATAGATGATGGTAAAGGTAGTATTAAATGGCCTGCTTTAGAAGGCTCTCAAACAACAACTGAAAAAAGTGTAGAAGAAGTAGAAGCACTAGTTAATACTGGTGGATATTATATAGAAGGTTTAGGGAATGTCGAAGCTAAGTATTCAAAAGATATAACTGGATTAAATTATTTCTTAGATACTCATCAAAGAGAAGATTTCAGTATATTATCTGAAGGAGATATAGCTACTGCTGTTAGAGCTATTCAAGATGGAACTTATGATACAACAGTACAACAGTTTCCAGCTAGAACTTATTTATCTAAAACCTTTAACGTTACAGAAAAACAATTAATGGAAGCAATATTTAAACTTGCTGGATTTGAAAAAGTACGTTATCCAACTCAACCAGAAGATGCCTTGGCATATAATCTGAAAAAGAGTTTTCCTAAATATAACTATGTTAACCCGAGTAAACGTAATTTAACTGGTAGGATGTTATATTACTATAGTCTACAACAGGAGCAATATTAATGGCATTAACTAGTGATCCTTATACAATAGAGGATGAACAAACAAAAGAAACTCCTACAGAAGTAATACCTACAGAAGTAACTCCTACAGAAGTAACTCCTACAGAAGTAGTTCAAGAATTTAAATCACCATTTGGAGGTCGAATTGGTAAAAGTTCTATAGATTTAAGCATAGGTACAAATGAAGATACTATGCTTGAAGAGTACAATAAATACTGGCGTTATGGTTTAAATTTTGGTAGAGTTGATCCTGATAAAGTAGAAGAAAGAAATAAATTAAAGGAAGAATTTTATCAGAAATACTATGGAATGAGTTCTGAGGAATATAATACTGAACGTCAAAAAATATTCCGTGAAGAAGGTGGCTTCTATCCTAATGCTAATAACTTATTTGCGAATTTAGATAGAACCTTCCAAGGTTTATCTACAGCTGGTTTAGGTTATATGGATTTCTTTATGGATGCTGCAGGCACAATTATACCGGGATTCGATTCTATAGATGAAAGATGGGATAAAGCTACTATGTTAGATAATCCTATCCATCAACAGATAAGAAATATACTAGGTGTGGTTTTACCGTCTCTACATTTAGGACAATTCTCTACAGCACAAATAACTGCTAAAGCAAATAATCTACCATGGATTCAAAAAGCTCTACTTCAAACTGGTGCTATTGGTGCAGGAGATGCAGCTATTATAGGATTAAGTGATCAAGGTGAAGAACATAATGCTTTTAGAGTAATAGCTGATTTATTACCTGGGGTATTCGGACCTAAAGGTAGAATCCCTTTTCCAAATTCATTAGTAACTCTTGATAGTGATAGTCCTGCTGTTAGAAAACGGAAGAATATGCTCGTTGATGGAGGATTAGCTGTATTAGCTAGTACAATTGGAGCCTTTATAGAAATAAAGAATGCTAAACCTAAAATGAGTTGGTTTGAACCTTTAGATGATGCTTCATCAAAATACAAGCAATTAGAATTAGAAGCTGTTACTGAATCAGTAGAACCAGATAAACTTATTAGATTACAGCAAATCGATGAACTATTATCTTCTGGTCAATTAAGCAAACAGAATGAAAATATACTAATTAATGAGAAACTTAATTTAGAAGATACGTTAGGTGTTATAGATGATGTAGATAAAGCAGCTAAATTAGATATAGATTATAGAGCTAAAGAAATTGAAGCAGCACAAATCAGAAAAGGAGATCAATTAGAATTAGATTTTGATGCTGATTTCTACCCTGCGTCCGTAGAGGAATCTGCTATAGCACGTAATGTACCTACTACTGGTAATACAGCACGAAACATGGCAGATACAACTGCTATTAAAAGAGGTGTATCAGAAGGAGATCCAGCACCAATTATAACAGAAGCTATGAGAACAAAAGGACTCATGATTGGACCCAAAAGCCGTGATGCTATCATGGGTGTTGCTGAAGAAACTAGAGACATAGGAAGATTTAATGCTATAGTTGATGGATTTAGATTTAGTAATAAGCAAATGAATGCTGCTGCTTGGGATATTTATACTAGTATTGTAGATCCTGGATCTTCATTAGATGATGTTAGGGCTTTATTCTTAGAAAATAGAGACGTTAAGAATTTACTTTTAGGTAGATTTAAAGTAGAACATATCAATGAAGAACAAGCTAGAGCTGCTGCTTTTGCTATGAGGGATCTAGTTGATAGATTCTTAGGTAGAGAAGTCTCTGAAGCTTCCGCTAGAGCTATGGATACTCTTGGTAGAGAATCAGCTACACTAGCTCAATCCATAAAAGAAATGGCTCCTTATATCGATGATGATCGTGCAATGGATCTCATCATTGATAAGATGGAATTCTTAATGGATGAGTATGCTCTGAATAAATATATCTCTGGTTGGCAGTTAAGAAATAAAAACTGGTTTGATCAAGTTCCTCCTAAAGAATTAGATACTGTTATAGATCAACTTACTAAAGAGTTTACAGATGCAGAAAACGCTATTCATGCTAGAAATATGCGTTTTACTAAAACTCTTAAAGAATTAAAAGTAAAGAATCCTACAGCAATGAAACCTTTAGTAGATGCTTATGCTCATACTAATGGTGATGTAGATACTTTAGCTAAATTATATAAATGGGCAGCTCAACAAGTTACTCCACTAGGACTAATAAAAAGCCCTGATCCTAAACAATTGAATCTATTTGCTCGGGGAATGTGGGGAGTTAGATATAATAATGTATTATCTGGTATATCTGCTCCTAGAGCACTACAAGGTAACTTATACCAATTAATAGTAAGACCTATAACAGCTTTTATGGGGCATGGTTTATGGGGAGTTACTGATAATTTTGCAGAATTAAGGCGTACTATTTATTATAATTCTTCTGTATTTGAGACTAATAAAAGAGCTTTAAAAGACGCCTTCAGTATGATGAAGAAAGTCCATAAAAATCCTGATGATATGATGAAAGCTTTTAGGAAAGATTTTGTATTTCAGGGTGAGAGAGCTTGGGATATAATGGAAGATATGCGGAAAGTATGGGAACAAGAAGGTAATTGGGGTAGGATTTTACAGTATGATTTAGCTAGAACATTAACAGATCTATCTAAACATAAAGCTTTAAGATACGGTATGACAGCATTAACATTTCCTGATGCTTTCACTAATACACACATGGCTCATTGGTTATCAAGAGTCAGAGCTTATGATGATGTATTTAGTGAATTAGGTTACTTTAAGAAATCTGCTGTCCTTACAGCAGAAGCAGAACACTATGGTCGTATGTTTGATGAAAACGGTTTAATTAAGGACCAAGCTTTAAAGGCTATATCTGGAGAGATATCATTAAACTTAGATGATGGTGTATCAAAATATCTGAATAAAGCTACAACTGCTTATCCTATTTTAAAAGACCAGTTAATGTTCCCTAGAACAAGTAGTAACTGGATTCGTAACTCATTATCATGGACTCCTGTTAGTGCAATACCTGGTATTAATAAATATAGTAAAACTATATACGCTTCTAATCAAGATGAAATAGCTGCAGCTTTAGCAGAACATGGTATAGATATGGCTACTACACCTAATGCTTTAGCTCTATTTAAACAACTTAGAGCTGAATATACTGGTAGAGTAGCATTCAGTACTATATTAGTAGGAAGTTTGTATCAATACGCTATGGGAGGTAATATTAGAGGTAATGGTCATTATAATGCATCTCGTAGAAAGAAAGAACGAGATCAAATGGGATACGAACCTAAAACTATTAATATAGCTGGTAAGTGGGTATCTTATGAAGGTTTTGTAGGTGTAGAACAAATATTAAGTATTGTAGGAGATTTTGCTTATTATAGATCTGATTTAGATGAATCACTTTTACAGAATTGGAGATCTAAGCTTACATGGACTATTGCAGCTTCATTCTTTAATGACTCTCCATTCGAAGGATTAGAGCCTCTTATAGCAGGTATGAATGGTGATTTAACAGGTTGGAATAGGATCATTGCTAATAGTGCTAGATCTTACCTACCGTTATCAGGTGCAGCTGGTGTATTAGCAACATCTATAGATAATGCTCAGAAAGATCTAAGTGGTGAAATATGGGAGTATGTAGCAAATAGACTACCTGGATTCAACCATTCTTTAGCTAATCAAATTGATATATGGACAGGTGAACCACTTAATGATATACAGAACCCAGTTTTAAAAGTATTAAATTCTTTAAGTCCTATTAAAATTAGTGGTACAGATGAACCTTGGAGACAGTGGTTATTGGAATCAGGTTGGGATGGTTTAGGTAGACTTAGAATGGATTCTACTGGTTCTTATGAATATACACCTAAAGAACGTGAGATTATATATGACTTTATTGGAGAACAGAAATTGTATAAAGAAGTTCAAAGATTAATGAAAAATAAAGCTTATGAAGAAGATTTAAAACAACTTCGTAAATTACGTAATAGTAACAATTTAGATCCTAAAGCTCTTAGAGTAACAACTAATAAATTACCATTATATAAAGAACTAAATACTATAATTAAGAATGCTCAGAAAATAGCTGAGATGAAATTACTTCAATTAGCAGAAGAGAATCCACATAAATATGGACATATTCCTAATGCTATACTTTATCAGCAATTAATAAATGAACAATTAAAACAAGGAAATGTTCCTGGTGCTGTTAATTACCAAAAGAAAGAACAAGAAAAACGTAAACTACTTCAATACGGAGGTTCCTAATAAATAAATTATGGCTGTTACAGAAACGTCTTATACAGGTAATGGTTCCACCACCGATTACTCTTTTACATTTCCATATTTAAAATCGACAGATATCCAAGTTTTAGTGGATAATCTGCTCAAGACTGCTGGTACGGATTGGTCTTTAGCCAATGCTACTACAGTACAATTTAATAGTGCTCCAGCTGATCAATCAGCGATTAAAATTAGAAGACAAACTAATGTTGACAGCCTTGCAGCCACCTTTTACGCAGGGTCAGCGATAAAATCTGAAGATTTAAATGACAATGCTACACAGAATATTTATGTAGCTCAAGAGATAAATGATAGATATTTAGATAATGATGGATCTACAATTACTGGTAATTTTGTTTTAGGTAAAGATGCTGATATAATATATGAAGGTTCTACAGCTAATGATTTTGAAACAACTCTTACAGTAACAGATCCAACAGCTGATCGTACAATTACTCTTCCTAACGTAACAGGAACAGTAGTTACTACAGGAGATACAGAGAGTGTATCAACTGGTATGATTGCTAATGGTACGATAATAAATGGTGATATTAATGCTAGTGCAGAAATAGAAGTTAGTAAATTAAAAGATGGTACTGCTAGACAACTTCTTCAAACAGACTCAGGTGGTACTGGAGTCGAATGGACAAGTAATGTTGATGTACCTGGTACATTAGATGTTACAGGTGCTACAGATTTAGATAGTACTTTAAATGTTGACGGAGCAACAACCCTTGGCACTACATTAGGTGTTACAGGTACTTCTACTTTAGCTGATATTACAGGTGGTGCTGTTATTACATCTGGTACTTCAACAAGTGATACTAAAGTTTATTCAGCTAAAAGAGCTGGTGAAATATTCTATGGTAAAGATACAGTTGGAGAAATACAATCAGGTGAAACATGGTCTGCAGCTGATGATAAAGTAGCTACAACATCAGCTATTGATGCTCGTATAATCGATTTAGTAGATGATGTAGGTGGTTTTGTACCTATTGCTAATGAAAACTCTTTTCCTACAACTAACCCTGATGTTAATAATGGTGCTGGAACACTTGTAAGTATTAAAGCATTATCAGAAGCTATAACAACAGGATCAGGAGTAACAAATAATAATAGTATTGCACAAACTACTGCAGGTACTGCTGTAAATATCGTTGGACTCACAGAGAGTACCACATATGCAGCTGGGTTCGGGATGATAGTAGAAACCACATCTACACCTAATCAATATACATTCCATAGATTAGTACCTAAAGCCACTGAAGTAACAACAGTTGCTGGTATTTCTGGTAATGTAACTACAGTAGCTGGTATTTCTAGCAATGTAACTACAGTAGCTGGTGTCTCCAGTAATGTAACTACAGTAGCTGGCTCTATTACTAACGTTAATAACGTTGGAGGAAGTATAGCTAATGTTAATTCAGTAGCTTCAAATTTGAGTACTGTTAATGACTTTGCTGCTAGATATCGTGTAGGTAGTGATACTACTGATCCTACTGGTTCATTAGATCCAGGTGATTTATTCTTTGCATATGATTCTAGTACACCAACTAACTCAAAACTAAGAGTTTATAATGGATCTTCATGGCAAGATGGTGTTACAGCTACAGGTAATCTTGTAGCTAAAACTGGGGATACATTCACTGGTGATGTTAAGATAGACAATGGTAAGGAAATAAGATTTGAAGAACCAACTAGTGATGGAGAGCATTACACTGGATTTAAAGCACAAGCTCAAGCAGCTAACGTAACATATAGTCTACCTGCTGCAGCAGCTGCTACTAATAAATATTTAAAGACAACTTCAGGTGATGAGACAGTCTTAGAATGGGGTGATGCAAGTGATACTACTTATGATTTCTCTGTAGAGGATCATGGATCTTCAACTGGAGCAGGTTCTGGTAATGACTGTACTCTTCGATTAGATCCAAGCGACGGTAGTAATGATGATGTACGAATAATAGCTGGTGCAAATGTAACCTTAACTAAAGGTACAGGTACTATTACTATTGCATCTACTGATAATAATACACAAGTATCTATCGATGATACACCTGTAGATGGTGTTACTAATGAAGCTATAAGTTCTAACTGGGCGTATGACCATAATGCTGCTACAGGTAATGGTGCACACGTTCCTGCAGCAGGTAGTGCAGGTGAATTCTTGAAACATGATGGTACATGGGGTACACCTCCAGGTACTACTACATTTGTAGGTTTAACTGATACACCTGGATCATTAACAGCTAATAAGCATCTTGCTGTTAATTCTGGTGGATCAGCAATTGAATTTGTAGATGCACCTAGTGGTACTATCACAGCTCTTAATCATCAAGCTGCTAATAGACTAACTACCATTGGTTCTACTACAACTCAATTAGATGGTGAAGCTAATCTTACATTTGATGGATCTACCTTAGCTGTAACAGGTAATCAAACAGTTAGTAAACAAATATCAGCTGTAGGATATGAAGCACCAGCTGCAATAGCAGCAGATTGGGCAATAGCAGCAGCAAATAATGCAATGTATCCAGGTCCGATGACAGTAAACAGCGGTGTAACCGTTACTGTGCCTGCATCTAGAACACTTACAATCGTATAAATTATGCCAATAGCAATTAATGGAAGCGGTACTATTACTGGTATATCTGCAGGTGGCTTGAATGATGATTCAATAGCTATTGCAGATTTATCAGCAACAGGTACTGCAAGTGCCTCTACATTTTTAAGAGGAGATAATACATGGGCTAGTGCTGGAGAAGCAACCCTTAAAGCCTGGGCCAGATTTGATGGTGATGTCGCAACTGTTTATGATAGTTTTGTTGGAGGTAATGTAAGTGGCATTACCGATCATGGCACTGGGTCATACACAATTGTATTTGATACTGACTTTGCAGATGATGATTATATGATGGCTGCAGCTCAAGCTACTAACGGTTTTGTAGGTTTTGCCAGTGAAGCGGATACACAGACCGGATCTTGTAAGATTGGCTCTCTAACTGATGGTGGGGCTATGAACGATCCATTCAGATTAACAGTTGGTTTCTGGAGGTAATTATGGCAGCAAATCCTAACGTTATAATATGGACAGAAGATGACGGACAAGTAAGTATTTGTCATCCCATATCTACATATTCAAAATCATTAGATGAACTAGCTAAAAAAGTAGTTCCATCAGGTAAATCTTACAAAATTATCAAACAAGCAGATATTCCTACTGATCGTACTTTTAGAGGTGCATGGGTACAAGATGGTGATACAGCTAAAGAAGATGTAGCCAAGTCTAAAACTATTGCTCATTCAACTAGAAGAGAGAAGAGAGAAGCTGAGTTTAAACCACATGATGACATTATTGCCAAACAAATACCTGGTAAAAGTGCTAGTGATGCGGAAACAGCAAGAGCTGCAATTAGAACCAAATATGCAACTATGCAGACAAATATAGACAATGCAACTGATATAGCTGGGATCAAAACAGCATTAGGAGGTTGATATGAGTACATTAAAATTAAAAGGTAGTTCCTCTGGTGAAGCAGAAGTTACTGTAGCTGCTGCTGCAGGAACACCGACAATTACATTACCTACAGCAAGTATCAACCTTGCAACTGCAGGTGATGACGGTCAATATTTAAAAACAAATGGTAGTGGTACACTGAGTTTTGATACGCCTGGAACCGATGTTGTTTGGTGGGGTACACAAGATACTGCACATGCTTTAACTCAAAATACTGCTGTTAAACTTGTCAATTTAGGAAATGATGCGATCAATACTACTGGTTGGGATGAGGCAACAGGTACTTTTACCGTTCCATCTGGTAAAGGAGGAACTTATGTCTTAACTGCTGCCTGTGGTATTGATCACATGGATTCAAATGAAAAACTTACCATATATGTCTATGTAAATGGAAGCGAAGTTGGCCCTAAAGGATATACCATTTCAGATACTACAAGTGATCAAATTAAGCAAGTAAATGCGACCTGGATTAGGTCGTTAAGTGCAAGTGATACAGTTGCTATTTGGGCAACAACAACAGAAAACGATGGCGGTATAACAACTGTAGCTGACATGACTTGGTTTGGAGGTTATAAAATAGCATGAGTAAATTAAAAACAAATACCATCCGACATAATGATGCAAGTATTGATAGTTTAACTTTAGCTTCTAGTGGTACTTCCACCTTTAACGCTGCAGCTATTGGAACAGTAACTACGTTAACAGATGCAGCAACAATAGGTTCAGGACAGAATTTAGATTTCGCTAAAAGTAATCATTTCACTTTATTAACAACTTCAGGTGTTGGTAATACAAGACAATTAGGACAGCCAGCTAATCAAGTAGCTGGTCAGTCTGGATCTATCTTTGTAAAGCAAGATGGTACTGGAAGTAGATTATTAACATATCATGCTGATTGGCATTTTGTTGGAGGCGGTACACCTACTATTTCCACTGCTGCTAATGCTGTAGATCGTATTGATTATATTGTAGCAGAAGCTAATAAAATACATGCAGTAGTTAGTTTAGATATAAAAACAGGTGATTAAGATGGGAGTACTATGTGATCAACCTAGAATCGGTTCTAGTACTACTGCTTATAAGATCGACAGATCATTAAGGTTTAACAGAGCAGATTCAGCTAATCTTACTTGGACTCCAAGCAGTGCAGGTAATAGACAAAAGTGGACTTTCAGTTGTTGGATAAAAAGAACTACTTTACATGCAGTACATGGTGGTTATGAAGGTATTTTTGGTACTGGTACATTTATGACAGGAAGTTCATGGGGAGGTATATATCTTGATAACTTAGAAGCTATTTATCTTTTTGATGGAAGTGTATCAACATTAGCTGTTACTCCTAAATATAAGTTGAAGGACTTATCAGCCTGGTATCACATTGTAGCTGTTTGTAATCTGACTGATGGAGCATCAAAGATATACGTCAATGGTGATCTACAAACAGATATGACCACTAATTTGATGGGTTCAGTTACAGATGGTAATGTAAATAATACAACTGTACATTATTTAGGTAGAGATTCATCTGGTAATTATTTTGATGGTTATCTCGCTGAATGCCACTTTGTAGATGGATCAGCTTTAGAAGCAGCAGATTTTGGTAAGACAGATCCAGTTACTGGCCAATGGGTTGCTAAAAAATATACAGGCACTCATGGGACAAATGGGTTTTATGTTAACTTTAAAGATAACTCCAATACAACAGCAACTACATTAGGTAAAGATAATTCAGCTAATAGTAATAACTGGACTCCTAATAATTTATCAGTTTCAGCAGGTATAGATAATGACTCTGTAATTGATACACCTACTAATAATTATTGTATTCTTAATCGATTAGCCTCAAACGCTACAACATTAAATAATGGTGGTTTATATTGGGTAGGAGATACAGGTACGGATGACTTCCTTGGAGGAGTTGGTAGCTTTGGTATGAAAAGTGGTAAATGGTATTTTGAGCATACATGTACGACTGTTGGAGTTAGTTCTGTTGGTATCATTCCAGTAGATAAGCTCTATAATCTTCCTTATGGTGACCAGATTTACGCTGTTGGTGCGGTTAGTTATAGTTCTTATACAGGCGGTAAAATGTTAGGTGATGCAAGTGCAGCATCTTATTCAACCTATGGAGATACATGGACAACTAATGATGTTATAGGAGTTGCCTTTGATGCTGATAACAATGCTATTTGGTTTAGTAAAAATGGAGCCTGGCAAGATACAGATGGATCATCTAGTTCTGCGACAATCAAAGCTCAAATAGAAGCAGGAACAACAACAAATGCAGCATATACGGGACTAACCAATGAATATAACCCCCTATTTACTTCATATAGTAGTGGGGCAGGTCATGCAAACTTTGGACAAAGACCATTCATTCATACGCCACCAACAGGATTCAAAGCATTATGTGCAGCAAACTTACCTGACTCAACGATTAAAAAAGGCAAGCATAACTTCAATACTGTAATTTATGAAGGAGATATTACAGACAATTCAGGTACAGCAACTCAAACAGAAGGTGGTGTTGGCTTTCAAGCTGATTTAACTTGGATAAAAAGAAGAGATACTACTACCAATTCTCATCAACTTGTAGACTCTATAAGAGGTGCTGGTAAATGGTTAGAATCTAATGATACAAATGCTGAACAAATTACTAATACAAACGGAGTATTGACATCATGGAATTCAGATGGATTTGTCTTGACAGGTGGTACAACAAATGCTAATTTATGTTGTGAGGATGGATTAACTTATGTAGCTTGGAACTGGAAAGCAGGACCTAGTGTAACTAATACTGATGGTTCAGTAGGTTCGACAGTACGTGCTAATCCAAATGCAGGCTTTTCTATTGTTGAATATAATGTACCTTATAATACAGGAAATTTCACTGTAGGACATGGTTTAAATGTTGCTCCAGAACTTATCTTAGCTAAAAATAGGAATACAGATTCTAACTGGGATGTCTACAGTAAAAGTATACCTAATACACATAGATTAAAACTTAATCTAGATTCAGCCAAAGAAGATCAACCAGCTTGGGGTGATACATCGCCTACATCTTCTGTATTTACAAGTTTAGGTGGTGGTTCTTGGCACGCTGCAGGTGGTACAATGATTAATTATTGTTTTACCAGTGTAGAAGGTTATTCAAAAATAGGTACTTATACAGGTACAAATGATGCTAATGGTCCCTTTGTTTATACTGGATTCAAGCCAGCATGGGTAATGGCAAAAAGATTTGATAGTACATCAAGTTGGCAGATATGGGATAATGTAAGAGATACTGATAATCCTGTTACACACAGATTACGAGCAGATTTAAATAATAACGAAGATACAGGAGCAGTTGATGTTGATTTTTGCTCAAATGGTTGGAAATTAAGAAATACTGGAATTAACCAACCAAGTCCTGCAGAGTATATATACATAGCATTTGCAGAAACACCTTTTAAATATGCTACAGCGAGGTAAAAATGGCATTTAAACTAGATGGAAAATTACTGCCAACTGATGTCGCTTTTACATCAAATGGCGTACAATATCCAGCGAATTGGTTACGATTAACCACGTTAGATGAAAAAAAAGCAATAGGTATTACTGAAGTAGCAGATGCACCTACTTATGACCAAAGATTTTATTGGGGTGTAGATAATCCTAAAGATTTTACTGAGTTAAAAAATATATGGGTAAAGATTCAAAAAAATGAAGCAAATAGTTACTTATCTAAATATGATTGGTACATAACACGTAAAGCAGAAAAAGATACTGCAATACCTTCTAATATACAAACATATAGAGATGCAATACGTACTACTTGTACTACAAGAGAAACAGAAATAAATAACTGTTCTGATGTAGCAGCATTAAAAACACTTATAGATGGTACATATGACAAAGAGGGGAAACGTACTGCGGGTATAACATTGTGGCCTGAAGATCCTAATGCAGATACCGAACGCCGACCTGCCTAAAGCTTTAGATATACCTCAATTATATCTGGTCCAACCTTCAGCAAGAGTACCATCATATAAACCTATGGTGATACCACCTGCTGATTTAGAAAGACCACCTGAAACTGAAGCAGAACAGACAACAGAACAACCTGAGCCACCTAAACTGACTATACCAAAATTAAATATTGACGTACCTATACCTGAAACAGCGGTAGTAGTAACGGCTGTAACAACAGCTGTAGTGGCAGTGGCAACCACCTCTGTTACACAAACTTTATTTGAACCAATTAAAAAGAAAGTCCAAAAACAACTCCAAGCTAGAGTGAATAAATGGAAGGAAAAACGGAAGAAAAAAAAGGAATCCTCGGAAAGCTAAAAGATGCTGCTGAGGATCAAGAACACCAAATCCAGATCCTTGGAACATTCGTCAGACTTGGCGTTGTTGTTTGGTCTGGTTTTATCATAACAATGAATTACGTAGAGTTACCAATGATTAAGAAAGCTGGTAACTCAGATATAACCTTTGTCGCGTCGGTCTTCACTGGAGCATTAGCCACATTTGGTTTATCTACTGGTAATTCAAACAAAGATAAAGGTCCAATAAACTGTCCTATGGCAAAGAAAAAAGAAGAATGAAAAAATGGCTAGTACTCTTAATGCTGGCATCACCCACGGTAGCAAGAGCCGAGTTAGTGACTCCCCAATTTACCCAGGGCAGCATGAACTCAACCACAACTACCACCCAAGATATAGAAGAAGATATAACGATAACAACCTACGGGTCAGCATTGAACAAGTGGAGTGGGGACAATATAACCCATACCTCCGCTTCATCAGGCGGAATCGCAGATTCGGATTCAATATTCACACTAACAACTCCTGGTTCAGATTTCTCTTTAGAAATTATAACAAGAGCCGCGAGTCAGGTACTAGAAGTACAGGAAATCGAAAGAACAATCGAAACTACTGCTACTACTACCTCCTTATCAGTCTTCTCACAATAGCATTACCTGTTCGTGCAGAACCAGAAGTACAAAATACCTCAAATCCAGTTGCTGCTGCTACTGGTAACGTTACAAACCAAGCTGTACAATTTCAAAACAATGGAGCACCATCCAGACAAATCTTAGGTCCAAATATAAGTTGTAATGGTGCTACTATGACTTTCTCTCCATTTTATATGGGTAATCACACGACACCTTTTGATGAAGATATGGAACAACAAAGCTATACTGTAGCTGAGAACTGGGGTTTCCAAATTAATTTTATGGTACCTTTAGATGGTTCTATTGTTGAACGATGTAAAGCATTAGGTGCTAGACAGGAAGAAAAGATGCGTCTTGACTATGAATTAGTTAGGATTAAAGAATGTGCTGCCTTACAACAGAAAGGTTTTATGTTGCTTCCTGGATCTAGAATTTATAATATATGTAGTGATGTAATTCCCATAGCATCTTGGAAGAAAGCACAACAAAAAGTATTAGCTTGTAAACCACCCGAAAAGCCTTGGTATAAACCTTGGCAGAAACCCTTATCATGTGAAACAAACAAATGAGTACATTATCTATTCTTAGAGGCGAAAAACCTTACGAACCTCCTGTAACTATACTTAAAAGTACATTAACATTAAAAAGAGAAGCTGCTGCCGCTGCCGCTGCTGAAGCTGAAGCTGCTGCTAAAAAAACTAAAAAAACAACTACTAAATCATGACTTATAATGCAAAGCCTAATGCTCGCATAGTAGGACCAGGGTTAAGAAAACCAGGTGTAGCTAGGCAATTAGCTGCAGGTTCATCTAGTGCTAATACAGCATTAACTGCTTCATGTGAACGTATATCTATATTTGTTACTGGAGCAGATGCCAGATATGCCATCGGTACCACAGCTCAAACTGCTAATGCTAATACCAGTCATTTTATTAAACAGAATGAACGTATTGAATTAGATATTGATTTCAATTCTCAAATAGCTTTCATACGTGATGCGTCATCTGATGCTGTAGCGGAAGTAACTGAATTCGTAAACTATTAAACCACTAAAACAATGATCGTAATTATCAAGCCCATCCTTTTCGCCTTCTTGAAGTCAGATTCAGTAAAGAAGCTAGTAGTAGATCTATTAGAAGCTTACGTAAAAAGAACTGATAACAAACTTGACGATCAGGCACTTAAAATTGTTAAAGAAAAATTATTCTCATAATGGCTTATACTATAGATGAAGATGGTGCTACCACAAAATATATAAGTGATAGACAAGAAGCCAAACGACCTAAAGAAAATGGAAGAAGCAAAAGTAAAAGTAATTCCAAGAAAAGCTAGTGAAGATAAATTTAATGAGTTACATAACCTTGTCACTGAAGACTTTCTAAGGAGAGTTAGAAGTGGCGAGGCTTCTACTCAAGATTTAAAAGCAGCATGTGATTGGTTAAAAACTAATGACATTACTGGTGTAGCTTATGATGGAAGTCCTTTAGATAAACTTGCCAAAGCAATACCACAAGTAGACCCTAATTTAGTAAAAACAAGACTTCATGGCAAAAACTTCAACAGAGCAATATCGTACCAACGCTAAATCACGTGCTAAACATGTACGAGATAATAGTCCAGGTGGTAAGTATGCTCATTCTAAAAAATATAAGAGGGATCATGCATCAGCGAGATCTCAATTAAAGATAAGAAAAGGTTCTACAATGGATGCCTCTAAACAAAAAGACGGTTCATATAAAGCGGAGAGTCGGAAGACAAATCGTGGAAGAGGCGGAGCAAAGAGACGATGAATGACGAAGATCAGTATGACTCATCTGGAAGAATTCTAGGTCCAAATGAAATAACCCGTGATAGAGAATTACATCCAGATGAGAAGGGTTTAGCAAGAGCTAAAAGACTAGCTTGGGAAGGTACTAAATGGGTTATGCCTTACGGAAGTTTACTTGATACGGTTATAGATCAAAACTCAGCTGGAGATCTTTATTTTACTAAACCTAAACCAGCCCAAGCGATTCATCCAGGTTTACAACTTGTCGGACGGAAATTTGGATTAGAGTTTAATACTAGAATTGAAAGAATACCTACTACAGAAAAAAAGGGAACACCTAATTATGAAGGTATAATTAATGAATCTCAACTTCATGGTACTAGTAGATTCAACCAACTGAAGATACCATCATATGAAAATAGACCAGTTTATATACCTTATGATAAGTTAGCACCCTTTCAAAGAGGTGAACCGCTAATGACTACAACTGGTGGTGATAGTTCTGTTCCTGATTGGCAATTTAAACCTTTTAATTTAAAAGGTAGTCAATATAACAAATATAGAAGTGATAAAATAGTTGGCCCAGAATTTGATGATCCACAAAAAGCAAGAAGTTGGTGGTCTAAAGTTACTTATGATAGAGTATTAGATGAAGTTTTAGCACAAGGTGGTACAAAGTTTGAAGCTGATAATATATTTAGAGAACATAGAGCTAACATGAAGCCTTTAAATCCAAGGAAACCTGGTGCTGAAGGTGGTCATGGTTTAGTAGCTGCTGTTAGTAGAGTAAATCAAATGTTCCAGCAGTATAATCCTGGTATTCAAGTAAGAACTGAAAAATATATAAAAGATGGTAAACCGTATTTCCGTTGGACTTTTAAAGATGTTGATGGTAAGAGAACAAAATGGGATTTTAGCAGAGAAGATATTGAAGGTGTAGCAAAAGTTTATAGTAGTACTACATTTGCTAAAGATCATCTTGTACCAGTAATGGATAAAAAACGTCCTGGTGGAGGATATTTTGGCGCAGATAATGAATTTAACTTTGAAATACTATATCAATTTGTAAATATTCAAAAAAGTAATACAACTCAATTAGAAAGATCATTACTAGCAGAACAAGGTGTTCCAGAAACATTTTCTGAATATATAAATATGAAACTATATCCTCAAAATTATGAGGGGATGTTTGTACCACAACGCTGGAAAGAAAACTTCCAAAAGATAGTATTAGCTGAATATTATGAGAAAATTAAAGGAATTAAATCTGCTAATAAGAGAAAAACAGTAATGAATAAGCTTGTACGTACTTGGTCAGATTTCTTTAAAGATCCAGTTAATGTTAAAGGTTTAGAAATGCTTGAAGAAGCATTAGGTCAACAAGTAGCTAAGAATATGGAAGAAGGAGTAGCAGCTGGTAACGAAGTACCTTCATGGATTGGACTTTTACGGAAACCACCAGGTGGTTGGGATAGTAAAGATTCATGGTGGAATGATTTACCTAAAGATGCTAAAATTAGATATAGACAGATGTATGATTACAAACAAAGAACTATAACACCTTATAAACGTACTCCTCAAGGTACAAAGGATTATGAAATATAATGAATACATTAACTGCCTTACAGCAAGACTTTAAACTATTCCTACAAGCGTTATGGTCCCAACTTGATCTACCCTCACCAACACGAGCACAATATGCAATCGCAGACTATCTTCAGCATGGCCCTAAGCGTCTTCAAATACAAGCTTTCCGTGGCGTTGGAAAGTCGTGGATCACAGGAGCCTTTGTCCTCTGGACTCTCTTTAACGATCCAGAAAGAAAAATTAT